GGTGGGTTTTCAGGAGGGCCGGATCTTCGACCGTTTAGCCGCGTCGGAGGACGAGAGAATACTTTTAGCCGTCGACCGTCGCGTTCGAATCCTTCCCGCCTTGCTGGAAGCACTGCATTCGTGTAGGTGATCACGAATGGACTACCCAGCACGCTTCGCGAGAATCGTTACCGCAAGCGGCGCCGAGCTGTTCGAGACCGACGAGGAGCCAGGTCGGTGGGGGGCGCCGTGGGGCGCGAAGAGCCTCGTCTTGGTCATGATCGACGGCGAGGCTTGGGTGAGGATCGATCCCTGGCCTGAATGGGGAGGCCCTTTCCCTTGGTTCGAGAGAGCCGGATCACTCCAGAGCTTCTACCCGTGCGCGGAGGTTGTGTCTCTTGGCTACTGACTCCATCCGGCGTATCCCAATTGCCGAAGTCGTCGAAGACCCGAAGAACGCCCGCCGTCGAGACGAGCGCGCGACCAACACGCTGGCATCGAGCCTCGGCCGGTTCGGTGCTGCGCGTAGCATCGTCCTCGATGCGGATGGTGTTGTCCGCGCCGGCAACGGGACGGTCGAAGCTGCGCGGGCCGCAGGGATCGAAGAAGTGCTCGTCGTCGAGACCAACGGCCGGCAGCTCGTCGCAGTCAAGCGGCCGGATTGGTCCGACGCCGAGGCGATGGCCTATGCCTTGGCCGATAACCGTACGGCGGAGCTCGCGTCGTGGGACAGCGAAGCACTCGCGGCGTCGTTGGGAGAGCTGGCGTCGGAGTACGGCCGTGAAGGCTTCGAGCCGATGCTGGAGAGCGTCGGTTTCAGCGAGCTCGAGTTGGGCGAGTTGATCGATGTGCAAGCGCACCAGCGCGGGTCGCCCGAGGTCGAGCAGGACCATGTACCGCAGCTGCCTGCGAACCCTGTCACGAAGCAAGGCGATGCCTGGGAGCTCGGGCGACATCGGTTGGTGTGTGGCGATTGCCGTGATGAGCATGACGTGGCGAAGCTGGTGGGCGACAGCAAGATCACGGTAGCGGTGACCTCGCCGCCGTACGCGCAGCAGCGCAAGTACGATGAATCGAGCGGGTTCACGCCGATACCGCCCGACGAGTATGTGGACTGGTTCGAAGCTGTTCAATCGAATATCGCCAATATCCTCGCGGAGGACGGCTCGTGGTTCCTGAACATCAAGGAGCACTGCGAGGACGGACAGCGCGTGCTGTACGTGAAGGATCTGACGCTCGCGCACGTACGGCGCTGGGGCTGGCAGTTCGTCGATGAGTTCGCGTGGACGCACGGCGGGACGCCCAAGGCGGTGGTGCGGCGGTTCAAGAACGGGTGGGAGCCGATTTTCCAGTTCACGCGCGCGATGCATAAGTTCAGGCCCGACAGCGTGATGCACGAGACGAAGGCGACGGCGCCGGACTGGGGTGGCAAGCACCCTTCGCAAAACGACGGGCGAGGTTTACAAGTAGGTAGTAATGCGGACCTACAGGGGTCATCAGTTGGCGGGAGGGCGATTCACGACGCAGTGGCAGCACAATCCGACGGTTTCGCATACCCCAGTAATTCGCTCAGTCTAGGAAAGAACAGGGAGGCGCTCGGGCACGGGGCCGCGTACCCTGTCTCTTTACCGGCGTTCTTCATCAAGGCGTACAGCGACGAGGGGGACAATGTGTTCGATCCCTTCATGGGCAGCGGTACGACGCTCATCGCGGCTGAGCAACTGAACCGGGCCGCGTTCGGCACCGAGCTCAGCCCGGGCTATTGCGATATCGTTGTCGATCGCTGGCAGAACCTCACCGGCGGCAAGGCTCGACGCTCCGCGACCTGATCCGTTACACTTCGACCCGTGACCGACAACGGCAATGGTAACGGCGCCGCTCCGCAACAGCGGGTGCGGGGCCCGGACAAGAAGAAGCGCAAGCGCGGCAGCGGGCGCAAGTCCACGATCCCTTTCATCCCCGACCCGACGCGGGAACTCTGGGACAGACAGCCTGGCGAGACTGACAAGTCATGGGAGGCGTTTCAGATCTATCGCGAGATGCACGCCGACCGCACGATCGAAGACACGGCGCGTGCGCTCAACAGGAAGGCGGCGACGCACATCCTCGAATGGTCTCGGCGCAACAGCTGGCGCGTGCGCGTCGAAGCATACGATCGCTACCTCGACCGACAAGCGCGCGAAGCGTCCGAGCGGATGCGGGTCGAGCAGGCCAAGAAAGACACACGTGAACAATTGCTCGTCGCGAAGTCGATGTGGGTCGTCGCGGCAAAAGCGCTCGAGTCGCTGAACGCGACGCTGGACTACCACCGCAAGCAAGTGATGATGGCGCGCGAGCTCGAACAAGAGCCCCCGCCGTCGCCGTTGTCGGCGTCCGATACGTGCCGGCTTGCGGAAATCGGGATGAAGCTGGCAAGGCTGATCGAGGATAAACCGACCGAGATCACGGACGGCCCCGATGTCAACGTGAACGTGACGCACAACCATTTGACAGTTGATGATCTGCGGCGGTTGACAACCGACGAGCTGGAAGCCTTGAAGCCGATCGCGAAGAAGCTCTACCAACCTGAGGAGGTGATCGATGCCGAACGATGAACAGCAGCAGCCGGTGCAGTGCCGTGCTCAGATCGGAAAAGTCGAAGTAGCGATCGCACGTTGGTTTTGTGATCCGGCGCACGGCGGGTGCGGACAGAACATCATCACAGCACCGAATCACCCGCATGCCCGCGCGTTGGCCGAAGGTGGAACCATTCGTGGCGCTTGTCCGAAATGCAAAGCCTTACACGAAGTGCGACGGCCGCAGATTGAACTCGTGGCCGCCGGGGCAATCAATCGACACCAGCGCCGCGCAATCTTGGCGAAGGCCAAATGACAATCATCCCGCTCAAGGTGCCGCCGCCCATGAGCGTGATCGATCAAGTCCTCGACGAGCGGCGCGAGCATTACGTGCAACTGCTCGACCGTAAGCAGCACGAAGCCGCGCGCCGATCCCTTGCCGAGTTCACCGCGCAGATGTGGCCGACGATCGAGCCGGGAACACCGCTCGTTTGGAATTGGCACCTCGACATTCTGTGTGATGCGCTAGAGCGCCAGATCCGTGGTGAGCCGGAGTATCGCAAGCTCGCTTTCTTCGTGCCACCAGGCACAATGAAAAGCATCCTGGTCGCTGTCATGGCGCCGGCCTGGGAGTGGCTAGAGAACCCGGCTCGTAGGAAGATCACGTTCTCGCACGACGGGAGTCTTGCGACACGCGACAGCCGGCGCATGCGCAACTTGATCACGAGCGATCGCTATCGCGCGATTGCAAACTACTGTGCGCAACGCGACAACCGCGATCCGTGGGGCCTCAGCCGCGACCAAAACGAGAAGGTCAATTTCGAGAACACCGCGCGGGGGTTCCGGGAATGCCTATCTCTCGGTGCAGCCGTGACCGGTAAGCGCGGCGATGATGTGATCATCGACGACCCGCACGACGCCAAAGAGGTCGTCATCGGGTCGGTCGAGCAAATTGCGAAGCGGATGAAAGAGGCAAAGGACGTGTATCAAAAAGTCCTCGCCTCGCGCGTCAACAACCTGGCCGAGGCGCGTTGGACGATGATCATGCAGCGTGTGCACGACAGCGATCTAGGAGCGGTTGTGTCCGACGAAGAAGGTTGGACTACGATCACGATTCGGATGGAGCACGAGATAGACGATCCGGATCAGCACTGGGAAGATCCGCGCGAAGAACCCGGCGAGCTGATGTTCCCGGCGCGGTTCCCACAAGACGAGCTTGACGCGCTACGGAGCAAACTCGAGAACGATTACTCAGCGCAGTATCAGCAGCGCCCACTGCCCCGGGGAGGCGGCGCACTCAAACGCTGGTATTGGCGGTTCTGGTACCCGCGCGATACGGAACCTCCCCCGCCTGTTCGCGTCACGTTGCCGGACGGTACGATACACGAATGTGTGCAGCAGCAGATCCCCGCTAAACTGACCGGGCACACGCAGTCTTGGGATATGGCGTTCAAAGACACGCGAGCGAGCGCGTATGTCGTCGGTCAGCTGTGGGCACGCGACCGCGCGAACCATTACCTGCTCGACCAGATCCGCGACAAGCTCGACATCAACGCCTCGATCGAAGCCGTGCGCCTCATGACCAAGCGCTACCCCCAAGGCCTGCGCAAGTTGATCGAGGACAAGGCCAACGGCCCGGCGATCATCGCGATGCTGCGCAATGAGATCGCCGGCTTGATCGAAGTCGAGCCGATGGGCGGCAAAGAAGCCCGCATGAACGCGGCCGCACCGCTGCCGAAAGCGGGCAACTGCTACTTGCCGCACCCGACGTTGCATCCGTGGGTGTACGAGTTCCTGAACGAGACCGAAGCGGCTCCAGGCTGTGCGTACTGGGATCAGGTTGACGCGTTTTCGCAATACGTGTGCAATACGTATCTCGTCGGAGATTCGAGCGCGGCCATGGTCGGGCTCGGCACTCAACCGAGTACGCCATATGCTAGCTTTTGAACCGATCACCAAAGCCCGAGGGGAAGCGCGACGCCGGCAATCCGAGCGGCGCGTTGTAACGAGGGCGACCCCGCTAGCGACGAACATCGAGCGGCTGCTGCGGGCGCACGGCCAGGAATTGTACGCGCGCGAGATGCGCAGGCTTCGGCGCAACGGCCGCTTTGTGAAAGACGGGATCGGCCGCCGCGATCTAGAGCTCGAATTGGTGTCGTTGCTCCAACGCTACGGCATCGCACAAGTTAGCGATGCCGGTGTTCGGGTAGGTGGCTCGCGGGACATCGCGCCGGAGATCATGTCTGAAGTTCTCCGCTCGAAGCCGAATCGCGTCGTGCTCTTGATCGAAGAGACCGAAGCAATGGCGCGCGAGTCGATGCGTCAGATCCTTGAAGACGCATCGAGGGAAGTCCCGCGCCCGTCGTTCGCGGAGATCGGCCGGCGGATCTCGCGGTCGTGGTTCGGGCCAACATCACGGCAGAACCCGGGACGATCTACTCGTGCCGAAGACCGCATGACCGCGGACTGGCGACGACGTGACCGCGGAGGCCCGCGGCCCGGCGAGCAAGAGTATCTGTTCTCGTTCGACCGGGCTGCGACGATTGCGAGGACCGAACTCGCACAGGGTGAGAATCAAGGGATCGCGGCCGGCGTAATCGATGCCGGCTTCGAAAAGCTCGGCTGGGTGTCGCGACCCAACGACGGCAAGAGCGGCGCGCGCATGCACTGGCGCATGAACGACCACCCGCCGATCTTCGTCGAAGCAATCGTGAAGCAAGACCGATCGGGATGGTTTGTGCTACCGTCCGGGGACCGGGCACCTTACCCCGCGTGGTCCGGCCTACCCATCGGGCAATCAATCAATTGCCGCTGTTTCGGGCGGGGGGTATAGGGCTAGACGATGCCGACGCAAGCACAACCGAAACAAGGGCAACGCACCGATCATCCCTCCGCCCCGCAGATCGGTGGGCGCGGACACACCGGGCTCGAACACAATTGGGGACGTATCAACGAAGAGAAGTTGATGCGCCTTTCAGGAACGCGCGCCGCACGTGCGTTCCGGGAGATGCACGACAACGACGCGGTGGCCGGGGGGATTGTCCGACTCGCGACCGAGATGATCGCGCAGACCGAATACAACTGCGAGGCAAAAGGCGAGGACCCGGCAACCGACTTGCTCGCACAGAATCTAGTCGAAACCTCGCTCACCGACATGGAATCGACGTGGCAGGAGTTGATCGATGACATCATGTCGATGGGTGCGTTCGGCCACGCGGTTTGCGAGATGTGGTTCAAGAAACGGCTCGGAGATCACGAACTCAAAGAGTTCAATTCGATACACGCTGATGGGATGTACGGGTTCGGCAACATCCAGCTCCGTTCGCAAGAGTCGCTCGACCGATGGAACATCGCCGAGGACGGTACGATCCTCGGGATGTGGCAACGCCCCGCGCCGACGTACAAGCTCAAGTACATCGACATGCACCGCGCGTTGCTGTTCCGCACCAACGCCGCGAAGAACAACCCAGAAGGTCGCAGCTGGTACCGACCCGGGTATCGTTCGTGGTGGATGCTCAAGCGGCTCGAGGAGATCGAAGCCATCGGCATCGAGCGCGACGTGTCCGGGTATCCTGATTTCCAAGTTCCGCCCGAGTGGTTCTTGGCGTCGGCGACCGCAGAGCAAACAGCCGCGCTCACCGAGATCAAGAAAATGGCCGAGCGCATTCGGCAAGACCAGTATGCCGGGATCGTGCGCCCCTCGAAGCTCGATCGCGAAGGGAAACCGACAGGCCACGATTTCGGGTTGATCGCTACAGGCTCACGCAACGCGACCGTGTTTGACATAGTGATCAAGCGCTACCAGTCCCGCCTCGCGATTTCGCTCATGGGGGAGTTCGTGTTGCTCGGGCAAGACAAGGTCGGGAGTTTCGCCCTCGCCAGCTCGAAGACCCATATGTTCGCAATCGCGCTCGGGGCCGTGCTCAGGCGGATCGCCGATGTGCTCAACCGACATGCAATCCCGCGCCTCGTGCGCGCCAACGGATTGCCGGCGGCGTGCGCGCCGACG